CTAACCTTTTGAGCCATTCTCTCAACTGCTTCTTTTTTCTTTTGTCCTAAAGCGCCTCTCATAAAATTAGTAGCTTTTACTTCTTTAGTTCCGAACTCTACCAAGTGTGCATAGTTGGCTGGTTTCTTTCTTAAATCTTTTTCGTTTGTGTATGTCGCAGGTTTAACATATACCTTACCCCAGGCTTTAGTTGCACTTACTTTTTTATCAATCTCCTGTTTTAAAAATCCATACTCAACTGGTACGTTTTGTTTTGCCTGTTTAACTACTGGTGTTAATGCAAATTTAATTGATGGACGTAATACTTTTTTACTAGCCCTTTCAGGAAGTTTTTTTAATTCCCTTGCTAGCGATTTATCTCCTGTAAGTTCAATTAGCCTTGAACCGCTTACTCCTATGCCTGTTTTTGCCATTATGTGGTCGTTGTTGTTGTGGTTGTCGGGAAAGCATCATAAGTGTCTTTATCTGCTATCGCTTCCACTATCATATAACGTCTTGTTAATTCATCATCATTAATGCTGATTATGTTTAGGTTTATGTCACCGTAAACGATCCGCATTTTTTCATTCATTTCCTGTATATAAGGAATCAATACTGAATAGACTCTGTTTGTACGCAGTCTTTCCAACTCGTATAACTCAGTTACACGTCTAGTCTCGACATTGGCAGATATAGTCTGAAACGTTGTCCATGATTGAGAAGTCTCACCACTATCAGTCGTGGTGTTTACAGGTTGCTGGATAGTCACCGTAGCGTTTTTAGGCATCTCATCAATAACAAACTGTGCATCTATATCTAATTGTGTCGTGTCTAACATTTTATCCTTTAAGTGGAGCTGAGTCTCGGATTTGAACCGAGGACATACAGTTTACAAGACTGTGACTCTACCACTGAGCTAACTCAGCTTAAATAAAAGGGGGCAGGGCGAACCATACCCCCAACGGAGAGAGAACTATCTAACTACGTAGTAGTTGTAGTAGTTGTCATTGCACTTTCAGCAACATCCATGTGGTCTGTTACAACGATTGTCACACCAAATGACTCACTTGGGAAAGGAGCCGGAGCACCGGTTGTTGTTGTAGCAGTTCTAGATGCTTGCAATTCCTGCAAGAGAATTCTATCCATAACCATGAAAGACGGTCCTTTACCTGCTGGGAACTTACTCAGAGCTTCTGAGATAAGGTCGTCAGTAAGTGTGTTATTAGTAGTACTGTCAAGGTTGACAATACGTCCAATAGAATAACGAGAACCGAACTGTAACGCATACCATCCGCCCAAGTCTACATTGTAAGCATTATATCCTGCACCTGTTGAGGTGTTAGTTATAATCTTCTGTACTTGCGCTGGATCAAACTGCATGTCAATGTTACCATCATTACCTGCAACTACTGAGCAATCATCTTCAGTAGAACGAACCAACCATACCGAACGTCCGCCTGAGCCTGAAGCGGTATTAATTACCATGCTATCATCAAGCCCATCAATGAAAGAGTAAGATGGAAGTCCCGCGAATCCGTCTGAATCTCCGGAAGTACCAGTAGTGCTCTGAAGAATCTGAGTTTCTAAACCGACCATAGAAGCTTTAACCGCTTTCGTAATCTGTTTTTCCATATACGCATCGACTCCGCCAGTGTAACCACGAGCGACTGCAACGTCACGATAGAAAGAACCATCATTGTATTTCAGAGTAACAGTAACAAGTTCCTCTTGTCCAGCACTATTGATGATACCTGTGTTTACGTCACGAAATTCAGAACCAGCGGCTACTGTTTCTTTAAGATACTTATGAAGCGTTCCGTTTGATGCTGGAATTGCATTCATAACCTGCAATACAGGTGTGTCTTGAAGCAAATCAGTTACGGAAATATCCGCAAGATTCGCATCGTTCATTTGAACCAAACCTGCTAATGTGTTGTCTACTTCTGCCATTTTATTACCTATTTTTTGTTCCAAAGGTCACTGAGACGTTTGGGTTTGTTTGTGTCCCTATCTTCGATAGCATTAAATACAGCAGGTTCTGCACCCTCTGATTTTTCTTTCAATGCTTGTCTAAGGACTTCGTTTTCTTCAATCAGTCTTGCGTTGTAGAGTTCTTTGGCATCTTCAATACTTCCACCTGTTGCGATAACAGAGAGGGTTATATCCTGCCCAAACTCCTCAACCATATCCTTGATTGCTTCTTGAGAATATGTGATTTCTTCTGTTTCAAACGCATAGTTGTCATCAGATTCATCTTCACATAATTCTTCTTCTGCATCTTCTGCATCTTCTGCTTCAGGTGCTTCTTCTGTAGGCTCTGCTACTTCCGCTTCAGTAGACTCTGCTACTTCTTCTTCAGACTCAAGAGCATCGACCTCGATAGGTTCGACTTCCTCAAGGCTCTGCTCGATTGGTTCGGTAGTCATATTAGACTCCTTTTGTTGTTGATACTCTTGGTATCGGTTTACAAATTCTTCGAAATTATCAGCATACTGTGCTAATGCCTCAAACATTCCTTTATTATCTTTAACCGCTTCCCATACGTTAGGGTTGAGGTCTAAAAATTCAGTTATCTGCCCTGCAAATGACTCTTGAGAGAACCGGGAGAATAGCCCATTATTAGCTGCCGGCTCATCTACCACATCGCAAGCGTGCAAGTCTTTACATTCTGCATATAGCTTTTCATTCTCTTGTGGCTCATCTGTGTATATCTTACGTCCATCCTCGGACATGGCATAAGTATTGCCCTGAGTGAATACTATTGAAGTTCCAAACATGTCGGGTTCTTCTCTAGCCATTTTAATAACGTAATCATGCAGGTTACCGTGTGGTGTTTCTTTTGCGCTATTGCTTAGAAACAAATCAGCCTTGACCTGGTCGGGCGCATATTCTTCAATCCTGAAGTTCTTAAAACGTCCTATAAATGTACCAAGTGTTGTTGAACACATGTTCGGGTGTCCAAACCTCGCTTTGACTCCTTGGCTTTTTTCGTTTCCGAGGGAGTTAACTGTTTCGATGAAACTTTTATCCAGCCATACCCCATGCCCTTTTGCTTCACCAATGGTATTGACTGATACCCCGAATATTGTTCCTGCTTCTTCGTCAAGTCCGCATGGTCTTGCGACTGATATATTACTTGCAAGCCATCTTTTTTTTTCATTCATTTATAGCCTCTATTGTTTCTGTTGTATTTTCAACTATATCTTCTTCGTCTACTGTAACGTCCATTTGTCCTGAATCAGCGTAATATATTGGTACCCCTTTGTCTTTTGCGTAAGCTAAGTACTCTGCTTGTTCGTCAATAATTTTATACGCATCCATACCTCTTGCTAATGTTGCTCTAGGTGTACTCTGCAATCCTCCTGCGATAGCGCTTTTTTCTGCATCTACTTCCTTGCCCTTATCCAGCCATGGTGTGCCGGCAGGTATCCATTCTATTTTTCTGACAAGCTCCATAGGTGATATTCCTGCACTGTCAAGTGCATTTCCTAGCATATTGGGAACTCTTGCCCATGAATTAACTTTCCATGCAGTATACTCTTTAAGTATGTTCTGATTTTTGCGCCTCTTTTCCTCTGCTGATTCTTCATACTCGCTTCTGTCTGCAATTCTAGCACTGAAACTTGATTTCATTGAATCATAGGCAGTAAACGGAATATCCAAAGCTAATAGTATGATTCTGATTTCTTCTTGTGTGAAGTTAAGTAATTCCGTTGACGGTGTTTTGCTTTCAATGGTATCAATCTTGTCTCCATCTTCTAAGTCAAGTGTCATTATACCATTACTCGCATATGATACGCTATAAGGATCACCATCTGTTACTGCTGATGTATCCTCATCTCCCGACTTTGGATAACTCATTCCTGTTGGCGCTTCACGCATAAAAGCCAATCCAAAAAGACTATGTATTTTAGCTTTAATAGCATTGTACTCAAATATCTCGTTAACATCCTGGGACATGTTTAATGCAGTTGCTAAAGGGCTGATACCTCTTGTTTGGTCAAATCGTGTATAGTATCCATCAAAAAGCATATCCTCAGCTTTTACCATTTTGTCATATACGTATTGATTGCCTGATCTGCCCCTATTTGAAATCTCATAATGTGTTGTAGCTCCGTACTTATCTAGTACAAGACCTAAGTCTGTAACCTTATCAGCCCATTGTTTAGGCAAATCGTTTGTTTTTGTGATTCTATCTGATTCAATAGCTTGTAGTTGACCTGTTGAAAGTTTTAACATACCGCAGTCACCATCTAAGGTTTTACCCATTTCAAACAACCGCATAAATGAATCTCTGTCATGCCTATTTGACACGTCAAAATTCTTCCTTAGTCCATGCCACTGTAAAAGCTCAATAACCTTTTGATCTAGTGCCGTATCTCCTGTTCTGATATGTGGCGCAAAGCGTGATACATAGTCTAGATGCCTTCTAACCATCCATGCAAGTATAGTATGGTTTCTTTGCTGGTCCCTTGCTGTAGCGTTTAATTTGCGCCTGTCTTTTTTCATCAGTTGAGCATCTTCGCTCTTGGTGGTAGTCTTGGGCGCTTGTCTGCGAGACTTGTCTACTGTGGCATTATAGCCAAACATTGTTTTAAAGCCATCTTTGAGGTTGAGTTTCATTAGTATCCAAACCCTCCGAAGTGAAACGCACCAACAACAGGCTTGTTGCCTTGTTCTATGTTATAGCGCTTAATTAATTCTTTTTCTCGCTTATATAGAGTATCAAGGTCTTGGTAGGTGAATGTTCTGCCGTCTAAAGTGTACCCCTTGACTGCGTTAGTTTCCAGTTTACTAATAGCTTCCTGTACGCTTTCAAGTTGTGCTAAGGTTTCTGATAGTGCCATAAAGGTGCCTTTTGGGTTATAAAAGTACACTATAT